AATGATCTGACCCATCTGGTAATTACCGCCCAGCGTGTTGCTCTCAAACCGGAATCGCATCTCACGACGGATCTCGCGGAAGTACACCAACTGCTGCTGTCGATCTGTCAGCGTTGCATAGATAATCTGCGGATCGCTTGTGACTTCACCGGCTCTGGCGTTTGCACGACCGGTTACTTGCACCGTCATGTTTCCAGAGAGAATGAAGTCTGGTTCCATGTACTCAATGCGAACCGCCATATTCTGCGGTTGCTCAGAAGTCAGCAGCGACATATCCGCCGTTTCAAAGAACGACTGAACGGGGCGGATCTGAGTACCGTTAATCTCATCGGTACCGTACTCATGCTGCCACACCACGTAGCCCTTGGAATCATTGATGATGCGGGGCTGATCATCTTCGGTTACGCGAAGCTCGCTGGTTTGCGTTCCGCGATAAGCCGTTGTCTCAGTATCAATGACACCTACTACGAGCGGGGAACTAAAGACCTGAGCGTACTGACCAGCAGAACGACCGCTGTTCGGAAGCTCCGTGTCGTACCAAGTCTGCTCACGCACGTTGTAGATGACGGCATGAGTGCACTCGGTTGCATTACCACGCGGGTAACACCACCAGATCTCACCCCAGCGCGGAACTTTATACACGAAGACTTTTTGGCGCTGAGCGTAGTTCAAATTGTCAAAGAACCAGTTCAGGTTCAAGCTGTTTGGAACTTCGCGAACCACACCGTTGAACATCAAGAAGCGGTCAACACCGCACCAGTAGTAAATACCGTCGTACTCAATCACGCTCTGAGAAGAGAGAATGCTCGACTGCGAAGTAATAACGTCAAACTGGAATACCGCAGCTCCGCCTACGTAAGAAGCTCTAACAAGAGAGTCCAGCGACCAGAACAAACCGGCTGGCGCATTACCGGCACCGGCTCGAAGCGGAAGACCTTTGACGATCTTTTGACTAGTAATACGCGCAGAACCCGCATCACCGCCACTCCAGTTATCCGTATAACCAGCGCGACTCCACTGGATGAAGCCGTCTGATCCATACGCAAATACATACGGAGCCAGCGCAACAATACCGCCAGAAATAGTCAGCGACGGAACTGGAGTTAGCGGAGCAGTACCGTTGTCATATCCAACATACAACTGCCCAGGAGCATCCGATGAGATGTCTTCTACGTTCGGAGCAACATGCGCCAGAATCTCGTTCTGATTATTTGTGGTGTTAAACGCCACATCAAACTGCCACATGTTGTTTTCGTTTGAAACAAATGATGGGTCAGTTCTATTTGTAACAATGCTGGATAAACCGTTCTGATCTAGCCGAAATCGGAACACACCATCCGACGTTCCAATGTGCACGTATGTATATGCATTATGATTGTGGATATGCATACCACGAGCAATACCGTCCAAACGATCTTGAAGCGCACGATACCCGCCTATCTTTCTGGGCAGTCCACGCTGAAATCGAACCCACTGTCCGTCAACGTAATAATTGCCTTCGAACTTGGTACCGTCTCGTTTTATACCAGGTTCAGAGCGAACAATGACCGGCTGAAGCGGCATTAGTACGTACCGCCCTCAATGGGGCTTAACCCCAATGCAACTTGCGCAGCAGTTGTATTTGCAGCCGTAAATACCGCGTTACCAATTGAAGTTGCACCTAGGTTTGTGCGCGCACCACTGGCTGTTGTAGCACCAGTTCCACCTTGAGCAATTGTAATGGGCAGTGCAATCGTTGCCGTATCCGCATCAACCACATCAGTGCCATCGCAATACAAAATAGCTCTTGCGCCAGAAGGAACACTAGCCCCTGGACTTGCTTGCCCAGAAGTTCTTATACCAAGAGTATAAGACCCGCTGGTTTGATTGCTAACCCAGTATTGCTGAACTGTATTCGGAACAATGATGTCACGATCACCCGTCAGCGTTCCCGTAAATATGTAAGCCGTCTTATTAAGTTCCGCCACTGATAGGGTGTAGTTACCACTGCCAGAAACGTCTATCTGAAGCAGGCTGAATGCGTAAACCGCAGACTGACCGAAACCAATCGTCCAGAACTGCACGCCGTCTGTTACAACAATGGCGCTATCACCCGGCGACAACACCAATGTGCTTGCGCCATTGATTGATTCTGAACTGCTTGGATCTAAAGTTAGATCGCCTGTGCCGCTGTTTCGAATGTTAACGAACCAATCACTTCCCAAAGAAGGGGCGGTGTCAAACGAAATGGTTCCAGCACCACCCGTCCACACCAAAACCTTGGCACGATCACTTGTACCGCTTGTGTAATTGGTGCTGATTGCAGTAACCGGCATAGACTGATTTAAAGTCGTTGCAATTGCCTTAATACCAAGACCAGCCAACGCAGCAGCATTCGTAGCCGATACAGAAGCGCCATATTGGAATGAACGCCACGTACCAGAAACAGTACTGTTATCAGTCAGGTAAATCTGAAACGTCGTGCCTGATTGCGGTGCGCAGATGACGGTACCGGTGGCGGTCTTAACCGTGAACGTATTTGCGCCGACGTTGTTGAACAGGACCGTCTCACCCGCCCCGGCTTCGGTTGCATCCGGCATCGTGATGACAAGACTGGTCGTCGTCGCATTAACGTCCATGATCTTCGCAACGACATTGGTGCTCGGAGCAGCCTCTAAAGGCCAGTCCAGAACCTGACTAATCGTCAGCGATACATAGCGGTACGAGACATCGCTCGGGTAGATGTTCGTTCCACCGAAGGTGTTTGTATAAGTAGTCACTTATGCCTCCCGGCGATTCGTGGACCGATCAACGATCTTCTGGAGGTCTTCGCCATTGAGCGCAGCCAGCGACCGGTCGTAGTAGGTCTGCCACAACTGAACGCGCTGATCGTCCTTCACAAACGGCGTGGCTTCCACCAGCGACCCGTACAGCAACAGGTTCGGCGCAAACTCGGTCAGCCAGTTGGTCTGGTTCGTGTCGTCCAACAGCGGCGGCAGTTCGTAATACAGGATCTCCATCGGGTAATCCGCAGCCGGGGTCGGCACGAAGATCCAGTGCTTGTAATCGTAATCGGCATAAAACAGTGGCTGACCGGTCGTTGTCTCATTCGGCCAGTAGCTACGGACGTATTCGTAGGCTCGCGGGAAAACCGGCGTGTGGACGTTGTTGTTCGTCCCGGTGCCAAAGTTGATGCTGATAGTGTCGCGCCAGCGATCCGGCTTGGCGTAGACCGCTACCCCAGATTGCATGGTGGTATTGACCACCGTCTGGAAACCCTGAATCTTGAGTTCACGCGCAATCCGCCGCTCGGCCAGGGTGATCAGCCGGGGGATCTGCTCATAAACAATAGGGTCCGTCGCACCACCTCTTTCAAGGTAGTTCCGGATGTCCACTTGCAAACTGGTAAATGTCATCGACGCAGGCATACACCTCTCCTTAGTCCCGCGTCTTACCAGTCGGGCAAGACTATTTGGGCACGATTATACCCTAATTAAGACAAATATAGCCTCTGCTCATCCTGACGGCGCTTGACAAGACCAGGAAGTACCCGCCCCCCTGCCTTGGTCCATTTCATGAACTCTTCCGCCGCCTTGTCGAACTCACCCCGGTTGGTCTTCATCCGAAGGGAAGAGCGCTGGAGATTGCCGAGGCCCACGTTGAAGGCAAAAGATACGAGAGCATCGAAGACTCCCTGACGGCCAACAGCAGAAGGGCAAAGTCGGGCCACGCCGCGCTCAAACCGGCCAAGGTCTTGAGCAAGGATAGCGTCCACCTCTCCCATCGTGAGGGCGCGATCCCAGCCTGCGGGTACCGGTAGACTCTTGCGCTCCTCATACTTCACCGCCGCATGGGTCGGATCAATCACATGACCGACACCGACAGTCCACAACAGCGCCGGACAGCGATAAGGCTTAGTCCGGACACCCTCATGGTGTTTGATCATGTCGATGGCGGCCTTGGAGACTTTCACTTCTTGCCGAATGCTTGGGTACCAAACCAGAAGGCGATGATCGAAGACAGGATCAGCATCTCGTCATCCGAGAACACTTCAGCCATCGCAACCGCAAACGGCACACCCGTGTTGTAGGCGTACCACACACCAGCGATGTTGATGGCTACCAGCTCCAGCACGAAGATGTAGGTGACGACCGGACGAACCGAAGCCCGTAGATTGATCATCCACTGCGATGCGCCTTTGCCGATTTCCATGTCGTGCTGATACAGAGCTACGCGCTCTTCGGCTGCGGACTGCACCTGAACTTGCTCCAGCTTGATCTCTTCGACCCGAGCTTGAGCAATGAAGCCACGCTCAGCCAGCGCCAACTCACGCTCCTTCTGGGCTGCGACTAAAGCCAGCTCGTGCTTCTTGTCCTGCCGGTCTTGGAAGATCTCAAGGATCTTGGGCAGTCCACCTGCGAGGAAGGACAGGAAGGTTGAAACCATCGTCATCATTTGCTGCGCTCCTCTAGCAACTTAACTCGCAATTGCAGGTCGTAAATCTTATCCAGCAGTTCTTCTTTCTGCTTCTGGCGATTAGCAGCGCTGATCGGGCTGTCAGTCGGAACACCCTCTGGCGTAATCAAGGCAGGCATCTTTCCTTCAATAGAAATGAGACGATTGTTGAACGACGCGATCTCCGTCAGCAGCCAACCTACAGCGGCCAGCAGAACCGGGAACAGCATGTCCACAATCTTCTGCATATTCATTTATCGGCCTTCTCATCCAGCTTATCGAAGATCTTACTCAGCATATTTTTAATGTCGTCAATGTCTCGCTGATACGTTGTTTGAGTCACATACGTCAGAGGCATATTGCGAACGTCTTTGTCCAAACGCTCAATGCTGCGAGTGATCTGGTTAAGGGACCATCCGCCAAAGAACGCAGCTACACCTACAACGATGTTAAACAAGACCTGCATTTCCATCGTCAGGCCTCCGGAGCCGGAACCTCAACCCACGACAACGTGGTTTCATCCCACGAGTACATCTTCGGCGGTTCGCCCGTACCCGCATCTTCTGGCATCGGCACCGGAGCTTGCCATTGGGCGTTGGCGTCCAGCGTCCATGACGGGTACGGCTGCGGCGCTACGAAAGCGTCAATGTCAGCGCGGTAGGTGTAACCAACGCCTGCGTAGTTCTTGCGGATGTTGCCGTGATAACTGGTTTGCTTCCAGTTACCGCCAAGCAACTTCTGGCAGAACGCCACGCCGATGCTTTCCACCTCTGTGCCGTTGGCGTCAGCGGTGTCGGAGTTGGCTACGACAATGACCCGCAGCACAACATTGTTTGAATCAAGTTCACAAAAATGAGCCATTGTCTTACTCCTTCAAATGCAATGCGGTCAGGCTGCTTTCGTCACCTACATAGCCAGCCGGAAAAGTATTAAACGCCAAAGATACACGATCATCGCCCTGCACGGTTTCTACCATGTGCGTCAGGCTTGACGGAAACAGCATCAAATCGCCAGCGCCAACTTCAAACCACCACGAATCGCTGTTGTGGACGTTGTAGTTGTCGGTCGGCAGTTTGATCTGCTGATAACCGTCTTTGTAAAAGTAAATCTTGTCACGCTCACGGGCTGCCTTAAGGTACAGCACCCCAGACACAAACGAGTTCGGATGCGCGTGTTTGTGGTGGTACTGACCGGCCTTGGTGTAGTTCAGCCACGATTGCGTCAGGCGCAGCGTAACGTCGTGTTTCGGCGCATAGATAGAACGCAGATACTCATTGACGCTGGCCTCTGCAAACGCCTTGAGGCTTGCCATCGTGTCGTGACGCAGCACATAGCGGTCATCGCTAGTCGTGTTGCCCATGTTGCTATGCGTCGGCTGTTCGTTCACAAACGCCATTTCTTCGGCGGTGTAGTCCCGTCCAAGTTCAAACTTGGCGACAGCCGTAGGAAAGAGGTTGTATGTAATCACGCAACCGCCTTTTCAATCTGGGCAACGTAGTCGTCAAACGCAGCCTGTTGTTCGGGCAACAGGATCGTCGGCACCGCGTCCTCAAGTTCCTTGATCTTTTCAATCGTGAACATGATTTCGTCCCACGACGGCTTGGGTCGCGGATCTTCCCAGCGAG